CTCGTCCGGGAGCCGGTCGTACACGACGGGCCGCAGGTTCAGGACAGCGTCGGCGTTCACGTCGTGGTCGCGGATGTTCTGCTTGAACCGGAGAGAGCTGGTGTTCTTGCAGAAGCCGCCATCGCCTCGGACCCACACGGCGTAGTACGTGCCGGAGCCGGAGACGCTGCGGGCGTGCGGCTGCTTCGAGCCGTTGGCCCAGGCGATGGTGTCGCCACCCTCCAGGTACTGGGAGTGGGAGTGCGAGCTCGGGGTGAACGTGGACGGCTTCGAGGTGATCGAGCCCCAGTCGTGCGAGTGAGTCGACGGCGGGAAGGTGGTCGGCTTGCCGCTGATCTCACCCCAGGCGTGCGTGTGCGCGGACGGGGCGAACGTCGTCGGCTTCGCGTTGATGTCGGCCCAGTCATGGGAGTGGGTGGCCGGGGCGAAGGTGGACGGCTTGCCGGTCAGCGAGGACCAGGAGACGGTCGGCGCCATGTCGGACCAGGCCGTGCCGTTCCAGAACTCCCAGGTGCTGGTCGACTGGTTGAAGCCGAGCCGGCCGACCCGAGGGGAGTCGGGGCGGGTGTCGGTGGTCCAGCCTCCGACCGTGTTGCCGATGAACTTGCGCTCGCCCTGTACGGACGCGGCGGAGATCGAGGTGACGTTGGCTCCGACCGTGACGCGGGCGAGGGTCATCTCGTAGGTGCCCGTGTCCGTCTGGGTCAGGGCGGGCGGGGTCGAGCCGGCCGCGCCGGTCTTCACTGCGAGGGTGATCGAGTTGGCCGCCGGGTCCAGCTTCAGGACCACACGGTCCACGCGGGACGCGGTGCCAGACGCCGCGATGGTCAGCACCTCGGTCGCCGTCGAGTAGATGGCGTGACCGCGCACGATCGCGAAGCCAGAGTTGACCTTCACGGTCATGCCCGTGCCGTCCGCGTACGTGTAGAGCGAGGTGCCGCCCACGCCATCCGCCACGCCAGTGGACTGGAACTCTCGGAAGAGACGGGAGTAGTCGGTCTCGGTGACAGCCGTGCTGTCGAAGGGGTAAGACGTGATCGCCACTTGCTGGGCCTCCTTGGGTTACAGGACGAAAGCGCCCGAGCAGCGGATCGTCTCGCCGACTTCGAGGCTGTACGTGTTCGTGGTTCGGATGGTGACCTCGCCGTTCGTCGTGACGTCGCACTCGCCGTCCGCGTAGCCCGTCGAGTACAGGGCGGTCACGGTGCGGGCCGGTCGGTAACCGGCAGGCAGGGTTGCGATGACGACGTCGGCGAGGTTGTACGGGGCGGTCGCGCCCGCGTTGAACTTGGTCGTGATGGCCAGGTCGAAGCCGAAGGAACAGACTCCGTTGATCTTCCTGCCCTGGAAGTTGTTGACGGTGACGCCCGCGCCCGGTGTCAGTCCTGACGTCACGACGTCCGGGTCTAGGACCGGGGGCGGGTAGAGGGACGCTCCCACTTGCACACTCCTTACGCGATGGCCATGACCATCTGGTCGTGGTTGAGCTGGAAGTTGGCCTTCGTGATCGAGGCCGGCATCCCGGTCGTGCCCATCGAGATGCTGTTGAGGTAGGCGTTCCGGACGAACGCGGTCGACAGGTTGTGGAAGACCGACGTGTTGTTCGCCGCCTCGTTCTGCGCGTAGAAGTAGTAGAAGTCGGTGGCCACACCGGCACTCATCTGGAAGGCGCCCCAGTACCGGCCGGGCTGCAAGGTGACCGACCCGGTGAAGGGGAAGGGCACGGCGCCAGCGTGCGTGTCCTTCTGCACGGTGGGTGCGCCGGACTCCTGGCCGCCCGGCCCGATGTTCGACAGGCCCGTGGTCCCCGAGGTGGCGACCCGAGTGCCGTCCTCCTTGTAGATGCCCGACCAGAAGCGAGCTGCCGGTACGGCTGTCGATCCAGCCCATCCCGCAGCGAACACGAAGAGCTTGCTGACCGTGGTCGGCTCGGTGATGTTGAAGCCTGTGAGGTAGGTGCGCCCGATCGTGATCGTGCGACCAACCGTGGGGGTGCCCAGCGTGGCCGGGTCAACGGACCACGCCTGGAAGCCGAGCGCCTGCGGGGTCCACTCGTTCTTCGAGACGACGGCAGGGATCTGCGCGATCGGCAGGCGAGTCGTCGAGTCGAGCGATGCGACGCCGGAGGCCGCGGCCTTCTGTGAGGTCGGTATGCCGCCGAGCCCGGCGAGCGTCGGGTTGTTGGCGACAGTGACGATCGTGCCGTCCGACTGCCGGACCTTCAGCACGCCGGCCTCGGAGTAGGCGACCACGCCGTTCACCGGATCGGACGACGGCAGGACGCTGACGTTCTTGAAGCCCAGGACGAACTTGCCGCCAGCGAACGGGGTGGTGGTGTCGCCGACGCCCAGGTTGTAGTACGTGGCGCGAAGGCTGTTGCTGTACGGGTGGCCCTCGGCCGTGACGCGGAAGTACGTGGCCGGGTCGGTGCTGCCGTACACGGTGAGCCCGTTGCCCGTGGCCGGAGTGATGGTCGTGGCGCCGGTCAGGGCGCCGCCAGCCGTAGGCAGGGCGCTCACGTCGGACGCGTCCAGCGTGACCACGCCGGTCTTGCCGTTCACCGAGGAGACAGCGCCTCCGCCGCCCCCGCCAGCCCCGAGCTGGATGACCGTGCCGTCCGCCTGCTTGACGTAGGCGACGCCACCCTTGGAGTAGATGAACGCGCCGCCCGCGGTGGTGGCAGGGTCGGCCGCCTGGTCGCGGATGCCGATGGCCCCAGCGGAGGTGACGTTCGCCGAACCGTGCAGGGTGGTCGTGTTGAAGACGATCTGGCCGGTGTCGCGCCGGGCGTAGATGACGGTCTTGTTGAAGGAGCCGTCATCGCTACGGGCCGACAGGCGGAAGTTCGAGCCGGCCGCGCTGCCGGTCTCGGCGACATCGTCGACCTGCGCCTCCCAGCGGCTGACGCCAGCGGTCAGCCAGCGGTACGCGCGGTAGTTACCGGCCGCCTTGTCGATGTTCATGTACGTCGCGCTGAGCGTCGCGTTGGCGTTGCTCGGCAGGGCGTTCACATCGGAGGCGGCGAGCGTCACACTGGCCGCGCTCTTGCCGTTGATGGACTGGATGACGCCGGGGTCGCCCTTGGCGCCAGCCGCACCGGTCGGGCCGGTGAAGCCGGAGATGGCAGGGTCCGGGATTACGGAGAAGCCCATCAGGCTGTCACCTCCACTCCGCAGATGTGCACGCCCAGGGTCGTGCTGCTGGCCTGGACGTCGATCGTGTTGCCCTCGGTGAGCACCTGGCTGATGTCGAGGGTGAAGATGCCGTTACCGGGGACCGGGGTGTTCGGGACGATGGCGACGCTGCCGAACCGGATCAGCACCGTGGCTGCGGTGGTGCTGGAGTTGGTGACGACGATGTTCGTCACGATGGTCGTCGCGCCGGTCGGCACGGTGTAGACGACGGTCTGGCTCGTCGTCGAGTTGCTTCGGTTCAGGCGCTTCGGCGTGTTTGCCATCGCTTACCACACCCCCATGATTTGCATGATCTGGTCGGATGAAGAGGAGCCGCCGCCTCCGGAGTTGGCCTCCAGGTTGGACAGGCGGTTCTCGGTGTTGGTCACGCGCTTGTTCAGCGCGGCGTCGGCATCGAAGCCGGTGGGGTCACCGAGCAAGGCGCCGAGCCGGAAGCCGTCACGGTCAGCCTTGATGACGTAGCCGGTGACGGTGGACGCCAGCTCCTGGTCGTCAACGATGACGACGAGGTTGTCGCCGAGTCCCCACTCCTTGCCGAAGCGGGCCTGGCTGTCCTCCATCGGTACGACCTGGACGTTGATCGCGGTGAAGCCCGCGTCTTCCAGCGCCTCGTCGCCGGCCTGCTGGAGTTCCTTCCAGTCGTCGGTGTTGCGCTGGTCGATGAACTGCTCGATGCGCCGGCCCCAGTCAGCCTCTGCGGCGATGGACTCGGGGGTGTCGACCTGGAGGAACTGGCGCTCGGTGAGGTCGCCCTGCCCCGCCACGATGGCGCGCGTGACGCCGGGCGGGGAGATGCCGACCTTCTGCCCGGAGAGGGTTCCGTTGCGGACGTCGAGCCGGACGAACGCCGTGCGGTCGGTGAGGGCGTAGGTCTCGAAGACCAGGTTCGCCCCGCGCTGCACGACACGGAAACCGAGCTTGCCCAACAGCG